ACCGAATTTACAAACGCTGATTGACCGCATTGACGCGGATCTTGAGTCACGGTTATCAACTTCTCAGCTTCGCAGATCCAACGCGAAAGTGTATGCGCGTGTGCTTGCAGGGGTGAGCCATGAGCTGCACGGCTTTATTGAGTTTTTAAGCCGACAGTTGTTTTTTGATACAGCAGAGGCGGAGTACCTTGACCGTTGGGCGTCTATTTACGGGCTTGTCCGCAAACAACCTTCTCTGGCCAGCGGCACGGTGGTTTTTACAGTCCTGGAAGAGGGAGCCACGGTACCGGAGGGAACCTTGCTGCAGGCTGATAATGAGGCGGTATATGAAACGACATCCGCGGTCTCGGAAGGGAAAGCGTCGGTCAGAGCTTTGACTGCGGGGACGGCAGGCAATGTATCGGCGGGCGACACGTTAGTTCTTGTTTCTCCTATTGAAGGAATTTCCAGCGAATGTAAGACGGCAGAGGGCATTTCTGGAGGGGCCGACGAGGAAACGGACGAATCTTTGCGCGCGCGTCTGCTTTCGCGGGTAAGGGAGCCACCGCATGCCGGGACTGCGGCCGATTACAAAGCGTGGGCACTTGAGATTGAGGGAGTAACCAGGGCTTGGGTGTACCCGCTTGAAGGAGGGCCGGGGACGGTGGCCATCCGTTTCGTATGCGATAACAGCAGCGACATTCTGCCCTCTGCAGAAATGATTAAGAAAGTGCAGGCATACATTGGCTCTGTTCGCCCGGTTACGGCTAATGTCACCGTATCTGCGCCGACCATTCAGGCAATTCCATTCACGATATCCGGGCTCGACCCTAACAATGACACGGTGAAAGCCGCGGTAAAAGCCTCTCTGGAGACACTTTTCAGGCAGGAAGGCGGACCGGGCGCAGTGATTTATTTGTCCCATATCCGAGCCGCTATTTCCGCGGCTGTCGGTGAGGCAGATCACACGCTCGTCACACCGGCCGGGAATATAGCGCTAGGGAACAAGATTCTTCCCACTGTTGGAGAAATCACATGGCAGTAACCGCAGCTGAATATGACGCCAATATCAAAGCGCTGCTGCCTCCCGGGCCAGCGTGGCCTCGGGATGATACCGGTTCCGTAATGGCGATGCTGATTGAATGTTGGGCGGTGGAGTTTTCCCGTGTAGATTCGCAGGCAATGGCGCTCATTAATGAGGCGGATCCGCGGTTCTGTTCTGAGACATTTGAAGATTGGATCACCCAATGGGGGATTCCTGATTTCTGCCTTGAGGCCTGGGGGTCGCTGCTCGCGGATGGGTTGACTGAAACCATTCTCCGGCAGGCCTTGCTGCAGAAAATTACAACAATCGGGTCACAGAGTCTTCAGTTTTTTGTTGATCTGGCAAAAACCTATGGATACAGCATCACGATTGACGAGTTGTTTAATCAAACGGTTTTAAGCACAGTTTTAACGCCGTTTGCGAGCGGGACGGGCTGGGCATCGCAGTGGAGAGCCCATGTTTACAAAAATGCCGGCGCTACCGTTTCGAGGCATACGGCGATAGGGACAGCGGAAGAGGCGCTGGCCTGGTGGGGGGATTCTGTCATTGAATGCGTAATCCGGCATTACGCCCCAGCGCATACCAATGTAATTTTTGGGTATTTTGAGGATTAATAAATATGAAATCAGTCTATCAGTCCCGCGCGGTTTCTTATCCCCCGGAGCTGCCGAATTCTGCTTCTTCAGAGGGATATCCGACAAACGGCAGCCCTACGGGGGGTGTTCTTGCGACGGTGATTGGCGATTATTGGTACAACGCCGTTACCCAGGAGATCGTTAACGCGATCAAAGGGGGAGGGGTTACTCCCGACGCGGCGGATCTGACTCAGCTTGACGCCGCGATTAAAGCGCAGATCAGGACCGTGAATCAAGCTTTGTCTGATGTGGCGGCACAGATTCAGGCGAAAGTCTCACAGGTTGAAGTGGTCCCTTCCGGGATGATTATGTTTTTCCCGAAATCCACTCCTCCCAATGGGAACTGGCTGATCTGTGATGTGAGCCGGACGGGGTATCCGAATCTATTTGCGATGATTGGGACGCAGTATGGGGCGGGGAATGGCTCTACAACTTTCAATGTCCCTTATTTGATAGATCGTACAGTTTGGGGTGGGGCTTCAAACGTTGGCGCTTATCTTCAGCCTGGTCTTCCGAACATCACTGGCGCTTGGCGAGCGGCTTATGAAGATAATGATGTAGGCACGGCGACCACAGCTTCGGGGGCTGTGTATGCGACTTTTGACCGTGGATGGGGCTCACAGGAGATATCAAGCGTGGGGTCTGGTGGATCTATCGGTAGGTTTTTTGACGCCAGCCGCAGTAACCCGATTTATGGGCGATCCGGAACGGTACAGCCTCCGGCTTTGGTTCTGCTCCCCTGCATTCATATTTAATTAAACCTTCATAAAACAGGCAAACCCCGTTCAGACGGTTCCATCTGGTGGCGGGGTTTTTTGTTATCGAGAAGAACCGTTTCCCGATAAAGGTATTTTCTTTTAGGTGGCACCATGAAATTTGAATTCTTAGCGGATGCTTCTGACACGCCGCCGAAGCGACCCAGTAATCCGTCTGTTGGCTATCCATCCAATGGGGATCCTGTAACGGGGAAGCCGCCGACAACGCCCGGGGCATGGTTTTACTACATGCTGATGGTTGAATTCACTACTCTTATCGAACAAAACGGGTTAGAGCCAAGCGCGGAGAATCTTCATCAGCTTGCGGATGTTTTTGCTGATTTCAAAGCAAGGGCATCAGCGGCGGAAGGCTTCGCAACGCAAGCCAAGGCGAGCGCTGACGCGGCTGCGGGAAGCGCGTCCGGGGTAGTGACAGAGACCGCCAGCAAAATCAAAGAAATTCAAGATGAGGGAAGTAAGCAGGTTTCTGCTGTCACCGCGGCAGGGGGTTCTGTTTCTGGCGATGTCGAGGCAGGCATAGCGAGCTTGCAGAAAAAACTTGAGGAGCTGGTTGCCCAGTTAGACGCAGAAGGCGGTACAGAAGCCGCTTACGTTAAACAGCAGGCGCAGGACATTCTGGATGCGATTTCTCTTTCTGAATCGCATGCCAAAGCTTCGGAAACGAACGCCAAGGCATCTGCGGATTCTGCCGCTCAATCGCTTTCTGCTTCTCAGGCAATTCAGGAAGACGTAACCACAAAGCAGTCTGCGGTCAACGCTACAAAAGCGTCAATCGACAGCACAGCGGCACAGGTGGCAAGCGACGCGGATGATGCTGCGTCCAGCCAGTCTGCGGCCGCCACATCTGCCAAAAATGCAGCGACTTCTGAGTCAAACGCCAAAGCAAGCGCATCTGCGGCATCGAATTCTGCATCCGCAGCGAAAGCGTCCCAGACTGCCGCGGCTTCGAGTGAATCGAATGCGGCGGCATCAGCGGCTACTGCTACCAGTCAGGCATCGGCGGCGGAAGGCTTCGCAACGCAAGCCAAGGCGAGCGCAGAGAAAGCCGCATCAATAACCCCCGAATCCTATACCACAGTCGAAGTTTTCAACTCATTCATGACCTCGATTTACGAGGCATGCGATGAATTCATCAAAGGAGTGTAACTATGACGGTAACTTTTACAGACCTCAAAGCAAAGGTCAAAGAAGCGCTTACTGCGTGCAAGTCAACGATTGAGGCGGAGCTCGATGACTATGCTCTCTCTTCAGCACTTGCGGAGTACGCGAAGAAAGCAACAACGCTCGCGGGCTACGGCATAACGGACGCCTACACCAAGTCTGAAGCGGACGCGGCGATTACTACAGCGATTTCCGCGATCACTGACGGCGACTCTGCGGGGTATTAAACCATGACGAAAGTTCTGACAGACCCGAAGTATTACACAGCGATTGCGAACGCTATCCGAGCGAAGAACGGAAGCACGGAGATCTATAAGCCATCAGGCATGGCTGATGCCATCACGGCTCTGACGACTTCGGGCATTACGGAGCACACTGTTACACTCAAGCAAACGAAGAATCAAACCATCTCTGTATCAGCTGTTACGTCAGACATCACCGGTACTAGCCAATCCAGTAATGATATAACGCTAACACCTCGGGTCGGCTACCTTTCGCTGTCCGTCGGAGCTTACCACGGCTATACGGCAGGGAACCTGATTATCAATGGGGAAATACAAACCTTTACCGGTACAACGGTGCCTTTCGATAAAGATTATGTTATCTCGGCAGAGGGCGCTGTATCATCCCTCCCTGCGGAATACGCCTACTGGGTAATTTTTGATAAAGGCGGTTTGGGTGTTTTTTCTCCTACACTTTCCGAGGGCGCTGAGAGAGTACAGCTTTCTCAAGATGGCACAAAATTCTTGGCTGCCTCCGTATCTACAGCGGCTCTCACTGTCCTGAAGAAGCTCACCCTGTATGCCACTACTAACGAATCCACATGGACTACAGACGTGATAGTAGACACCACTAATGGGTATTCATTTACCTTGCCCTCTTCTGGTGTCCATATGGTCATCTGGGCTGCTTCTGAAGCTGACAGAGATATGGTTCACCAAAATGCATTTGGCTACTAACTATGACCACGTTGGGAGATAAGTTTTCGTCGCTTTATGGCACAGAAGCCTACGGTGGTGTAGCAACGGTATTTCTCCCTGGTATTCAGGGGGCGTCGGTTGCTGGCCCACAGGGCGATAAGGGCGATAAGGGCGATAAGGGCGACCGGGGTCCTGAGGGTCCGCAGGGCGTATTAGGAAGTGCGGGGGCACCGGGTAGAAATGGCGCTACGTTTTTTCCATCAGTAGAGGATGTGGAGGAACCCTGGGGTTGTAGCGCAGAGCACACCGCACGGATTGCCGTTTTCAAGCACTTTGGACAAGGGAAAGGGTAGATAGGGACTCTTACGCTTATGGTGGATCTGATTCCTGATTTTTCATCCCGCGTTTTTCTGGCGGTTGGCGGGATTCTGGGAGCCTTGTGCTCCTTTCTTTTTGGCCCGATCGATGACGCGATTGAATGGCTGTTTGTTTTTATCGTAGTCGACTATTTGAGCGGTACTTATGCCGCGATGAAGACCGGGCAGTGGAATTCCCGTACGGGGTTCCTTGGCATCACCAAAAAGATCGTCATGCTGAGCCTCGTGGCACTTTGCCATGGGCTGGATATCACTTCGGTTATACCTTTCGTCAGTGTCAGGGATGCGGCGGTCTTTGCTTTCTGCCTGAACGACTTTGGCAGTATCTTGGAAAACATTGAGCGCATGGGGTATGGGTCAATTATCCCGGCGCCGGTCCGCAAGATGCTGAAAGCGATGGAAGAGCGGTCAGAGGCGATGGCGTCAGATGTGGTGAGCGGGGGAGAGATTCACCGACAGCACAGAGACAAATAGAAGGATAGGGGATCCTCCCCATCAAACGAAAACCCTCGGGAGAAGCGAACTCCCGAGGGCTTTTTTATTCCACTTTACACACAGGAACTTATGCACAACGCCAGTATAGCTGAAATTCAAAAACTAAAGCAAGAGGTTGGTGTGCTTATGGATATGCAGAAAGAGCAGGAAATTGAAAGGTGTGTGCGGGCCGAATCTTGTCCTTTGGCTGACAAAATAAGGAGAGATCATGGCTGAAAAGAAAGAATTTTCGGTGTGGGACCCGGCAATTGCGGTCCCCTTCATTAAGTCGAACGAGGGGTGTCGGCTGGCTTCCTACCGGGATCCTGCGGGGGTATGGACTGTGGGTTATGGCTCTACACGCCTGGCATCTGGGAATCCTGTCATCAGGAACATAAAGATTACTCAAGAGGAGGCAGACGTGCTTCTGGAGTCTGAGCTTTACCGTCTTCGTGATGTGCTGTCCCGATCTGTCAGGGTCGCTGTAACGCAAGGGCAGTTCATCGCTTTATTGGATTTTGCATACAACTGTGGCGCTGGGGCACTCCGCAGATCTACTCTCCTCAAACTTTTTAATGCCGGCAAGGTAATTAATGCGGGGTATGAATTCAAGCGTTGGGCGCGAGCGGGAGGGAGGGAGCTTCCGGGGTTGGTAAGGAGACGAGAGGCAGAGAAGGAGCTCTTCCTCAGTTAAAAGAAATCCCCGGAAGAGTTGCAGCTCTTTCGGGGACTGAGCAATGTGTACATATGAGGTCTGTACGTGAGAGATGATACCAAAGAAAGAATAGATAAGCCAGAGGCTTTTATGGATGAACAGAAGTTGAAACAGGCTCAGCAAGCGGCTATCAGCGAATACAAAAAGGAGCGTTTTCACTTCTGGAAAGAACTCGTGCTGGTCGCCTGCGCCGTTATTGGGGGTGTGCTGGGCGTCATCGGTTTTATCCGATCTCTGTAAAAATCCCCGGCAAGAGCGGGAACTCTTCCGGGGATGGAACGAATCATAACAGAGACTTAAGAAACGTTACACATAGATGGACCACATCTACATGAAAGATTATAGCAAAGATCTAGGAAACAGAGGCCTTACTTTGAAGAACCGAATGGATGCTTTTGATGAAGAACGGATCCGCGCCGATGAGCGCAGACGGGTTCGGGCTCAGGCGTGGGAATTCATTAAAAGCGTGATTGTCCCATTTGGAGTAGCGCTTTTAACGCTTTGGGTTGGCGGTCGATTCCTATAAAAATCCCCGGGAAAGCATGTGCTCTTCCGGGG